GACCCGAGGATTGCAACTTGAGTAAAGGAACGATAACTCATTTTGAGTATGTTCTTTTCTAAGTGTTCTTGATAGTCTCTGACTGTTGCGTCTTGATTGACGAATACGTCATTAACATAGAGTTCGAATTTGTTTGGTTTAGCTGCTCTCATGACCCTATACTCTTTCTTACCAATAGAGAACTCAACCTCGACTACAAGGTTTCCTCCATTAACAGAATTGATTAGTAGGTCTTTCTTTAGATTTCTGAACCCTTTACCATAGAGTCCAAAACAAAGTGCATCGAGTAATGTGGATTTACCAGCACCATTATCACCTAAGATAAGTGTTGTTTGGTGTTTGTCTAATTGTATTTCAGTAAATTTATTACCACTCGATAGTAAGTTTTTATATCTTACTTTCTTAAAATTTATCATAGATAGTTATGTTCGTCCAGTGCCTCATTATATAATGACGACATAAGTTCTGCAAGAGGTTTTTTCTTCCCTTGTATCTCTAACCCGTCAATATAGTTGTTTAGTATAGTTAAGGTGTCTTCAATATCTTCTATATCATCATCACCATAGAAATCCATATGTTTGTTATCGTCTACAACTGCAACATGTAATGGATTTGCAGAATGTAATTTATCTAAGAATGTATCAAACCAGTAAGGATTGTCCTTGTTTACTACTATTACTTTTACAAATTTGTTTGTAAATTTAGAATAGTCCATGTTTGATATTGTTTCAAAAGTTTCTTTTGTATCGTCATAGAATGATTTCTCAAACATAGTGATTGGATTTAAAACTGGGGTAAGTTCTTGAGTCTCAGTATCAAATATATGGAAGTATTTGTTATCTCCATAATCTGACCAAGTAAATTGCATTTGAGACCCAAGATATCTGATGTTTGCAAACTCAGATTTTTGGTGGAAATGACCACTCAAAACTGTCTCAAATCTACTTACGTAAGAATGGTCAAATCCATGTTGACACGTCATGCCTGGCATCATTAGAGCACCTTCAAATTCGAAATGACCCATACACCAACTTGCCTCTGCAGTTCTTAAAAAGTCTACTGCATCTGCATAGTTTTCGGGGTTAATCCAAGGAACAAGTGCAATATTGAATCCGTCATATTCTTTTACTTCACATTCTTGAATGACATTTACATTCTCCTCTTTGTATAATAACAACTCGGGTGAATTAACTTCATTTGTATTCTTGTAATAAGTATCATGATTACCTAAAATCAAATCCATAGTAATACCACGTTCAGTCATTGGGTCAATGAAATGTTTGATATTTGCTTTCATAGAAGCAAAGTTTATATACTTTCTCCTATCAAAGTAATCTCCTAAGTGGATTATGTGATTTATTTTGTGTTCGTCCAAGTATGGAAAGAACACTTCATTGTAGAATCTTCCTTGGTAATTTGACATTTCTATCATATCACCTCGGACACCACAATGGGTATCATTTAATAAGGCTATTTTCATTCAGTAAATTTTTCTAGATTAGTTGTTTTTTTAACTTTTTTTGTTCGGGATTTACGAGGTTCGTATTCAACACGATTCATATTTTCTTGCATCCATTCAACATTAGTATTGATTAGAGTTGGGTCGTGTTGTCCGTCAATTGTATCGAATGCACTTGTTATCATTCCAGCAGCGTCCGTGGCCTGTTGTTTAATGAAGACCTGTTTTTTCTCCTTTTGGATTCTTCTGAGGAATGCATAATAACAAATTTGTGTTATGTATGCAAATGCGTTACTTGATTTTTCGGGGTTGAAATTACCGATATACTGAATACAATTTTCAATTGCATCACATATCATTTCATCTCTGTATGTGTAGTTGATAAAATTAGGACGAGTCGATAATCGAGTCGCAATCTTATAGATACATTCACCAATGTATTCTGTCATTTGAGGTTTGACTTTACCTTTTTCTTCTGCAAGTTTACATGAAATGTTAAACTCGGAGACTGCCGCAGTGAACTCTTTGTTATTAACGTAGTGTTCGGCCTTTTTAGGGTCTTTTTTAGTAGTCATGAATCTATTATACACTAAATCTCTTATTTTGTAAGAGGGTTTTTAAGTATTTATTTTTTTGAATTATTTGAAGAAACCCACTAGACATATGGGAAATCTATGATAAAATAAATATGTTGCCGCGTTGGAATATACTAATAAGAGATAGTATCTTTAACTCTACTCTTCATAAACGATTGTATCTCCACTGCACGACTCATTCTATCTATCTCACCAACGGCAAGATAAAACATACATAAACCTACAGTTGTACCTATTATATAGTGTTTCATTTTATCTTCCCTAATTTCTCGTCACAATGTGGACATTTGAGGGGGATATCTAATAGTTTTGTGATTGCAACATGTTTATCCCAATCCTCTCTTTCTTTCGGAGGTGAGTTAAACATTTCACTCGGTAATGGGAATCCTACGTGTTTCACTTACCCAATCCTATATTGATTAACCAAAATGCAAGTAACATAAATCCAAATACTACTACTTGAACTACTGACATTACTGCAACTTGTTTCATGGGGTGGACTTCGACAATTTTCTCAATCCAAGATTCATCAGGTGATAAGTTAACGACTTGTAATACTTTCTCTTCAGTCGTCTTCACTTTAGTTCTACCTCTATAAACTTACCAATCATATTGATATCTGCATCACTCAACATTCCTGCTTGAGCCCACATAGTAGAAGACATTGCACCGACTGTTTCTCTGTTCTTGTATGCATTAAGTCTACCTACAATATAATCTGCAGTTTGACCTTTAAGTGCTGGGAATACTGCCATTCCTTCACCATTCTGACCATGACAAGCGGCACAACCCGCCCATAGACTTCTGATATCACTGAACTCATCTAAGTTTGCAAGTGCCTGTTTTCTCTGTTCTATTTCAGCAGGTGTTCCGAATTGTTCAACATAGTCAACATAACACTGACCCGTGCAACTATGTCCTCCAGTTCCACCTGTATATTCTAAATTTGGATATATCTTAAATCCAAAAAACACACCTATTGCAAGTGTGCATAGTAATGCTTGTCCTAGTTCTCTCATATTATATTCCTGTTATTGATATTACAGACACTAAGAAGACAGCCACAAGTGTGGTTATCTCCAAAGTATCTCTGAGTTTATGTTTCATTATATCATTCTCATAGATGATGCGTAAAACATTATGATGAATGGTAGTAAGAAAGGAAGAGTCATTAGCACTAGAAATTCGATAGTGTCAACTAACTTTCGTTTCTGAGGACGAAGGTCGTGGTTGACTTCTCTAGCTTTTCGCACCATGCTCTTCGCAAATAAAGTTGCTGTGGTCATGGTTTTCCTAAAAGTTAGTTATAAATATTTTGTATAAGTATATATAAGTCTAAATTATACGCACTTATTTAGAAAAAAACAAATCCTAATGAAGTTTTGTTTTGTCCTTGGGTGGGATTGCAGTTTCAAATTCACTCTCACCAAGTTCTTCATAAAATTCATCAAATAAATCTTCGTCTCTTACATTTTCTAAAATGGAATCAACTGCTTTTTTCATGTACTCTTTCGAAATACTTTTTAAATCATTAGTTAGTGGTATGGATTTATCCTCTACCATTCTTAACCAGTTAGAAGAGGCTTCGTCATAGAACGGAATGAACTGTTGATTCATGCTACTTCTATGTAAGACTTGGTCAAAAGGAATCTTGACAATAGGGTCTTCACTCATTGGTGCATACGGATAAAACGTTGCAAGAGTTGAATTGATTGGTTGTTGAACTGATAAATGACAAATCATAGGTAGAGTAACTTCGAGACCTTCATTTGAGTCTCTAACCATTCCTACAAACTCTGCACCAGTTTTAAGTTTGATAACTTCGTATTTTTGAGGTATTAAATCTTTTGGAGTTGCCATTACTTTAAATCAAATTGTTGTATTTCGTAAGAAAAATTCTCTTCGTTGTAAATATTTATACGTTCTTTTAGGTGACCAAGGGTGTAATTATCACATTGTAAGTCGTCTGCAATATCAAACAATCTCATTTCAGTTTTACCTTTTGTCTTTCTTAAACCTCTACCAATAGACTGAAGGTTGCGTATTCTTGATTTAGAAGGACTTGCAAAAACTACATTATCAATTTTCTTTATGTTTACACCAGTAGAGAAAGTTCCGTATGATGCAAGTATGACATTATTTTTCTTCCTTGCATTTTCAACTATCGTTCTGACTGCCTCTCTATCTTCTGTATCAGTTGCACCATGTACGTAATGTAATGTTCCTTTTTGTCTACTGACCATAGG